CGAAGACCCCAACCTCACCGTCGAGTTCGTCGACGGCTGGGTGCTGTTCAAAGACCGCGACCTCATCAAACCCAACCGCGTCGCACTCGCCATCCCCGCCACGCAAGTCCTACGCGTTGAACGGGTAGACGAAGAGCAAGACCCTCAGCCCGAGAAGCCCGCGCCACAGAAGGAGTGATGACCTGTGGCCAGCAAGGGGCGCAGCAGCCGGAGCCGACGCGGCAACGCCGAAACACTTCGGCAGTACTGGAGTGTCGGCGGCGCCGGCGGAGGCCAGATCCGCTGGGGCACACCAGGCGACTGGACCCGCTGCAACCGGCAACTCTCCAAGTACATGGGAGCCAGGGCGCGCGGATACTGCCAGCTCCTGCACCGCCGCAACACAGGCGTCTACACCGGTAGCCGAGCCAACGTCGGCCGGCGATCCAGGTGACCCACACGCTTCACGTCGCACCGGTCCACGACCTCGTCGACCACGACACCAGCACCACCGAACCCGACTGCGTGTGCGGACCTGAGGTCAGGCCAGCCACCCAGGAGGACGGATCGGTGGGCTGGCTACTGGTGCACCACTCCCTCGACGGCAGGGAGCAGGCCGAGGGGTAGGCATGCCGACCGTCCGGCCGGCCGGCCAAGGGCGCGTGCCGGGCAGGGCAGGTACGCGGGTGAGGCAGGCAATGTGGTCATGGTCATCACGTCGACTCGTCGAGCTGAGTGATCAGCGAACAGCGATCGAAGATCAATCGAACAAGATCGAAAGTAGAAGATCATTCGACCATCGTGAGTCGAGGTCCACTGGCGGCGACCCTTCATGATCGGCGGAGTCGTTGGCTGGTCCGCCATGCCCTACCCGGGGGGTGACCCCCCTCCGGGCGATCTTGGGGGATCGGGGCCGTATAGCACCTGACGTCGCCCCCGGGTTTCCAAGGCCGCTGACCTGCGGTGATGCGCGAACGGTCTAGTCCACTCGCCCTGGCCTGACTGGTCGCGAGATGGTAACGATGCAGGTCAGACGCCTATAGCTGTGACATTCGCTGGCTAGACTGGACGCATGACGTCGACCGCCGTGGCCCGCCGCACCGAGTGCGAGCAGTGCGCCGGCCCGCTGCCTCTGATGGCGCGGGCGGATGCGCGGTTCTGTGGTGCGACGTGCCGGAAGCGGTCGAGCCGGGCCCGGATCTCGGAACGCCAGCAGCGTGCGTCGGCAGAGCAGCAGGCCCGGATCCCGACCGAGTTGACGTCGCGGCCTCGCTGGGTTCGCCACAAGGACAAGGTGCCGATGCGGACGGATGGCCGCTTCGCCTCGGTCAACGACCCGTCGTCCTGGGCGGACTTCACTGCGGCGACTGCCTCGAAGACGGGAGACGGGGTCGGCTTCGTGCTGACGGCCAGCGACGGCATCGTGGTTGTTGACCTGGACCACGCGGTCGAGGACGGCCAAGTCCTTCCGTGGGCGCAGGCGATCGTCGATCAGTTGCCGCCCACGTACATGGAGCGTGGCCGGTCCGGTACTGGCCTGCATCTGTGGTTCCGTGGCGCGGTTCCGGCTGGCCGGCGTATTCGTCGTGGGGAGTTGGCGGTCGAGGTGTACTCGGATCGCCGCTACATCATCGTGGGCGACCGGGTTCCGGGTACGCCTCTCAGTCTTGCCGAGCTGCCTGATGCAGCCGGTTTGATCGCCTCGCTCTGACGCCCCGGCGGCGTCCTGCGGGGCGTCGTTGTTTCCAGCCCTCGTGCGCCCTGGTGGCGTGCTCTGACCCTGGAGGTCGTCATGGGCGCTCGTGGACCTATCGGTAAGCGCTCTGAGGAGCGGATGGGCCATCGCTCGAAGGAAGAGAAGGACTCGATCACGAAGGCCCCGTCGGGGGCGCCGTTGGGCCTGCCGGACTTGCCGGACCCAGACGCGCTGTGGCATCCGATTGCGACGGACTGGTATCTGTCGCTGCGGGAGTCGGGGCAGGCGGCGTTCTACCAGCCGTCAGACTGGGCGGTTGCCCGTTACGCGGCGGATCTGATGTCGAAGGTTCTGCTGTCGGAGCGCGGCCCGAACGGCCAGCTGGTGGCGGCCCTCAACTCGGTGATGTCGTCGCTGCTGACGACGGAGGGCGACCGGCGGCGGGCCCGCATGGAGCTGGAGCGGAAGAAGCCCGAAGCTGGGGCTTCAGCGAACGTGACGGCATTGGATGACTACCGTTCCGCCTTCGGTGGCTGAGCGGGCGGTTGACGAAGTCCCGGACGAGATCACGCCCGTTGTGATTGGGCCGACGTGGACGCGCGGCGAGGACGGGCTGTTCATCAGGCCGGAGTTCACGCTGGGCTGGCATGTTCTCGTGTGGACGGGTACGTATCTGCAGCATCGTGGCCAGCGGTGGCGGTACACGAGCGAGCAAGTCCGCTTGATCCTGTGGTGGTTCGCGCTTGACCCGGTCACGGGCGAGTTCGTTTACCGGGACGCTGTGTTGCAGCGCCTCAAGGGATGGGGCAAGGACCCTTTCGGGGCAACTCTGTGTGCGGTCGAGTTCATCGGTCCGTCGCGGTGGTCTGGACGTATCGCCGGTCCGAACGATGAGAGCGGCGTCCCGGAGGGCCAGCCTGTTGGTGAGCCGCATCCGGAGCCGTGGGTGCAGGTGGCTGCGGTCTCGAAGGATCAGACCCGCAACACGATGATCATATTCGGGTCCCTGTTCACCCCGCAGGCCCGCGCCGAGTTCGGCGTCGACGTCGGCAAAGAGGTCGTCTATGCCCACAAAGGCCTGGCCCGCATCGAGGCAGTGACCTCGTCGCCGCGGGCCCTGGAAGGCGGACGGACCACCTTTACGCTCCTCAACGAGACGCACCACTGGATCGAGTCGAACCAGGGCCACGAGATGGCCGCCACGATCGAGCGGAACGCTACGAAGTCGGCGGATGGAGCGGCACGAACCTTCGCCATCACGAATGCGTTCGAGCCCGGCGAGGACTCAGTGGCGGAGCAGACCCGTGACGCCTATGAGGCGGCGGAGGCCGGCCGCGCTGAGGACACCGGGATCCTGTACGACTCGCTGGAGGCCCCGCCCGAGGCGAAGCTGACGAAACCGTGGCTGGAGAAGGTTCTGAAGGCGGTTCGAGGCGACTCGGACTGGCTGAACATCCCGCGCCTGGTGAAGTCGATCCTCGACCCGCGGAACCCTCCCAGCAGGTCGCGGCGCTTCTGGTACAACCAGATCGTCGCAGCTGAGGACGCGTGGCTGGCCCGCTACGAGTGGGATGCCTGCAAGCGCGAGGATCTGGCGCTGGCGGATGGCGACGAGATCGTCCTGTTCTTTGACGGCTCAAAGTCGGACGATGCGACGGGCCTGTGCGCCTGCCGCATGTCGGACGGTCTGGTGTCGGCGCTGGGTGTGTGGCAGAAGCCGCCGAACTGGCCGGCGCCGAACACGCCGGGCTTCGTGCCCTACCAGGTGCCGCGCGACGAGGTGCACGGCGTCGTCGAGAACGTGTTCGCCCGCTTCAAAGTGCTGGCGTTCTTCGCTGACCCGGGCTCGGGTCAGGACGATGAGGGCGAGATGTACTGGGACGCCTACATCGACCTGTGGGGGCAGACCTGGGGGCCGAAGCTGGCCTTGCGGTCGGTGCTGTCGGGTCCGAAGGCGCACGCGGTGCGCTGGGACATGCGCGACCCGCGGAACCAGGAGACGTTCACGGAGGCGGTGAAGCGCGCTCATGCGGACGTGCTGGAGCGGACGCTCATCCATGACGGGCACAAGGTGCTCCGCACGCATGTGATCAATGCCCGGCGTCGCACGAACCGCTGGGGCGTCACGATCGGCAAGGAGCACCGTGAGAGTGCACGGAAGATCGACCTTGCGGTGTGCATGGTCGGGGCGCGCATGCTGCGCCGCATGATCCTCAACTCGCCGAAGCGTGTGAAGAAGAAGACGCCAGGCAAGGGGCGCGTGGTCGTTCTGAGATAGCGGTAAGGGTGGGTGGTGGTACCGTGTAAGACATGGAAGTACCGTCAACTATCGCGGGGAAGTTCCAGCTCAACGAGCAGTCAGGGTGTTGGGAATGGCTGATGAGCCTCGACCCTGATGGCTATGGACAGATTAAGGTCCAGGGCAAGGTGTACCGGGCTCACCGGTGGGCCTACATGCAGCTCATTGGACCCATTCCTGAGGGCGTCCAGCTCGACCATCGTTGCCGAGTTCGGCACTGCGTAAATCCCGCCCACCTGGATCCGGTTGATCCATCCGAGAATCAACAGCGCGGGCTGTACGCACGCAAGGAGTTCTGCATCAACGGGCATGCATACCTGCCTAACAATCTGCGCGTGGACGAGCGCGGCCGGAGGCGCTGCCGCCAGTGCGAACGTGAAAAATATCGCCGCTACAACGCAAGGCGACCGCGCGGGTAGCCACACACAGAGGGGGTGCGTCAGTGACCCTCTCCATCCCCGAGCTTCCGCTGGTGTATCTGTCGGATGACGAGCTCGCGCTGATCAACATGTTGCGGGCGGACATGATGCGCGACCGGTACGCCCTCCTGCTGCGGGACGCCTACTTCAACGGCGAGCAGCTCATCCGGGACCTCGGCATCAGCATTCCCCCGCAGCTCAAGGGCCTGCACACGGTGATCGGCTGGCCGCGTGTCGGCGTCGAGAGCCTGGAGGAGCGCCTGGACCTGGAGGCGTTCCGCTGGGCGGATGGCTCCGATTCGTCGGAGCTGGCAGAGATCGCCGAGGCGAACGACCTGTTCGACGAGTCGTCTCTCGCCCACCTGGACGCGCTGGTGTACGGCCGCGAGTACTTGGCGGTCGGATCAGGTGACTGTGACGACGACTGCCCGCCGCTGATCTCGGCAGAGTCTCCGCTGGATATGACGCTGATGTGGGATGCCCGTCTGCGTATGGGCACTGCGGCGCTGCGGGAATGCCAGGCGGACTCGTACATCGAGTCGGGTCCTGAGGAGCGGATGCTGGTCCTGTACCTGCCGGACCAGACGGTGATGTGCCTGCCGACGGCGAGCGGCGGCTGGGAGGTCATCGACCGGGACATGCACGACCTTGGCGTGGTTCCGGTGGTGCGTCTGGCGAACCGGCAGCGCACCGCGGACCGGGTCGGAAAGAGCGAGATCACACCAGAGGTCATGTCGATCACAGACGCGGCCTGCCGGCGCCTGATGGGCATGGAGGTGGCGTCCGAGTTCTTCGGCGCCCCGCAGCGCTACATCCTCGGCGCGTCGGAGTCGGCATTCCAGGACGCCGAGGGCAACGCGAAGTCGGCGTGGGAGACGTACATCGGCCGGATGCTCGCCTTGGAGCGGGATGAGGACGGCAACGTCCCGGAGGTCGGCCAGTTCTCTGCGCATGACCCGTCCGGCCAGACGAAGATCATCGACCTGTATGCGCGGATCATGGCATCGCAGATGTCGGTGGCCCCGCACGTTCTCGGCTACAGCAGCGACAACCCCGCCTCGGCAGACGCCATCCGCTTCGCCGACAACCGGCAGGTCAAGAAGGCCGAGCGTCGCATCCGACGCTTCGGCGCAGGCTGGCAGCAGGCCATGCGGCTCGCCCTATGGGTGCGTGACGGGGAACCGCCCGACAAGACGCGGCGGATCGAGACGGTGTGGCGCAACCCGGCCACACCCACGGTGGCGGCCCAAGTCGACGCGACCGTCAAACTCGTCCAGGCAGACATCCTGCCGGCTGACTCTGACGTCACCCTGGAGATGGCCGGCTTCACTGAGGCGCAGCGGCAGCGGATCGCAGCCGACCGCCGTCGGAGCGCCGGTCGGGCCAGCAGTAATGCTCTGCTGGACCGTCTCGCCGAACTCAGCACCACCGGTACGCCCGTGAGTGCGGAGCCGTCGGAGGCCGACCTTGGCGTCGACAGTCTCGGATAGCTCCGCCTCGGTGGCCCGGTGGCGGCGAGCCCAAGCCGGGATCACGGTCCTCCTGTTGCGGGATCTACGCGGTCTCCGCCGACTCATCGACCCGTCACGGCTGCAGGCCACGGTGCCAACGTGGATTGAGGCGGTGACGGCGGTCGTGGCCCGCTACGCGGAGGTCGCAGCCACGCTGGCTGCCGACTTCTACGACGGGGAGCGCGAAGCGGCCGGTGCGGCTGGCACGTTCACGGTGCCCCTTGCGGACGCTCCGCCTGGTGAGCAGGCGTCGAACTCGCTGCGCTGGGCCACGAAGGATCTGTGGCCGCGCGACGAAGCAGACGCCAGGGCCATCCAGTTGGAGCCGATTGATGCCCGCCTGGAGGCGGCGATGCTGAAGGCGAACGGAGCCATGCAGCGGCTGGTCGCCAACCAGGGTAGGGCCACGATCCGGCAGGGCGTGGATACGGACCCGCAGGCCGTCGCCTATGCCCGTGCCGCGGCCCTGGGGGCTTGCTTCTTCTGCAAGCTCATGGCTAGCCGGGGGTCCGTGTACCGGTCGGCGGGTACGGCGGGCCAGGACGCCAACGACCGGTTCTCTGGTGACGCGTCGGTCGTGAAGTTCCACAACAACTGCCACTGCGGGATCATCCCCGTCTTCCGCGGCCAACGGTTTGAACTGTCGCCGCAGGCCGCCCGCTGGGACGAGATCTACCGCGAGTACGCCCAAGGCCATCCGGGAGACCAGCTCCGCCTGTTTCGGCAGGCACTCGCGGAGCACGACTCGAACCCTCTCCCCGGATCCATCTGATCAACGAGGTCGCCCTGGTGGCGGCCTTTCTCATTTCCACAGCCCCTGGAGGGCCGATTCGTCATGCCCGAAGAGACCGAGCAGACCAGCGAGCAGCAGGAGTCCGGCGCCGGGGAGGCCGTCGAGGAGACGGCGACCGAGGAGAACGGCACCGCTGAGGTCACGGAGGCCGCACAGGAGGCGGACGCCGGGACTGAGGAGAAGCCGTTTGACCGGAAGAAGTTCGAGGCGGCGCTGCGCAAGAAGAACAGTGAAGCCGAGAACCTCCGCAAGCGGCTCAGGGAGCAGGAGCCCCTGCTCGCCGAGTTGCAGCGCATCAAGGACGCCGAGAAGACGGAGTCCGAGCGCCTGAACGACCAACTGTCGCGTGCGCAGGAGCAGATCACCAAGACGCGCGAGCGGCTGGTGCGCACACAGGTGCAGGCGCTGGCGATGACCGGGTTCGCGGACCC